CACAACGAGGTGCTTCCTCTCAAGTGGGTGTGACGATGGTGTTACATCCTGAGAGATTCCAGTGGAGTTGACAGATGTCACGGCATCGGTACCGCACAGACCAGAAGTTGATCACGGTCAGGTATAGTCATTCCGACATACCTGACCCTGTATTCTACTCTGGTACTACCGCTACGTACTACGAGAGTTTCGTAGACGTAACGGGCGACAGGTATGGTATCCATCCTTGTTCGCATGAGGTACTGACCCTAGAATGGCTTCTAGGGGACTCCTACACGTTTGGACTCAATGGCGGTCAGGCTGAAGTCAGCCCTTACCGCTACGGAGTCCCACCGTCGGAGATGGCCGGTCAACTCTTCGAAAATCCCTCCAGTGTTCTTTTGGCGGATTTTGCGGATGAAGCTTACGAGAAGCTTTATACGCAAGTACCCCAGGAGGTTAGTATTCCTAACTTCCTGTATGAACTCCGAGAGATTGGGTCTTTACTTCCCAGTCTCGAGGAATCCATGGCCAAAACGGTATCGTCCGGTTATCTGAACTATTCCTTTGGGTGGAAACCACTCATTGGAGATCTTCAGAAGCTTCACGGCCTAATGGAGACTATTAGGAAGCGTATCGCTTACCTAAAGTCAACATATGGTCGTGAAACACGCCTCTCCCACACCAAAACCTTCGAAGTTGAAGGCCTACAGATGTGGGAATCAGGTGACGACCGGTATTACCGCGACTCAGCCCGTGGTATTCTTCGAGCAGGCGGATATCTCTTCCACCTGCTTAATGAACTCAACGGACTGGAAGGAACATTGAGGGCGGCCTCTGCGGCTCTTGGACTTACCAATCCACTCGGAGTAGTCTGGGAAGCCATCCCATTCTCCTTCGTTGTGGACTGGTTTGGTCGAGTTCAGAGTCGCATCAATCGAACGGGCGTACAACCCTTTACTGGGGAGTGGTCCATTCGACGCTTATGCTGGTCCTCTGATATTCAGGGAACTTGGCATAAGAACTTGTACCTTGGTCCTACTTCATCTCCACAGCGAGTGGATCAGGTTCGGGGTACATGGAGGTCGTATTTTCGAAACACTGGATTGCCTGTGTCTGACTCGTTGCTCTCGAGTACGGCACTCGATCCTCGTCAGCAGTTGCTTGCCGCAGCTCTGTTACACACTTCTGTGCGTCACTGAGCTGGACATTTAGCTGCGTACGAGGCGTCGACGTACAATGTTGTACGTCTTACGCTCCGTATGGAGCACAGGAGCCACACATGACTTTCGCTACAGATCTTGTCCTTGACGATGCCGATGGTACCGATGTGACTTACCGTCTTCGCAGTACAACTGCTGACGGGTCACAACGGATCGATATCGCCACCGATCTCCGAAACCCTGCGTTGCTTGTTATCAAACATACAACCTCGGGTAAAGGAATCGATGCGGTCGATCGTCACCTGGTCCAGTTTTCCCGGACCTTGACTGACACCAACGGTAAGCCGGCTACGTTGACCATCAACACTACGTTGAATGTTCCACGTAACTCGGTTATCACCAACCAGATAGTCTATGACCAGGTGGCTAACCTGCTAGACTTTCTGAGTGACGGGGCCCTTAGTTCGGGGCTGACCGACACTGATGCCGTCACTGCTCTACTCCGAGGAGAAAGCTAATAGATGATTGGGGAAGTGATTCCCATGTCATCGCCCGGCTTTCTCTGATAGATAGACTACTCTATCTGAGTTTTCTATCTAACCCACGACTTACAATCTCTCTGTTTGACCTCGACAGAGGTCATCCAGTTGGAACGTGGTCGTGTACAGGATCGTTGACCCAAGTGGAACCTGGTATCTTCGATCTTGTTCTTCAAGGTGTAGAGGGCGAACAGTCCTCTGTGTGGCGTTTGGAAAGGATCCCTGATGGGGCCTTTGAAAAGCCAAACAGAGGTTTACCTCGACCTGTGTCTGCAGCTACTCCAGGACGATCCTCACCGTCTCAACCCACCTAAGCAACTCTCGCGAGACCTCGAGACGATGTCGTCTCGATATCGCGCAGAGAGTGTGTCCTTCCTGACCAAAAGCCTTCCCAAGTTAGGGAAGGCTCTTGATGCTGGTTTGAACACACAACGGTTCACACCCTGTGAGGGTTTTAAATCCTCAAAAGGGCGGAGTACACCTGAATTTCTTCAGGCATACTTCAACCGCGTCTTTAGTGCGGATGGGACGCTCCTGGAAGACGCCTGCGTGAAGTCCATAGCGGCCTTACGTCAGGTGCTCTTTTTCGCGTATAAACTTGAACTTCCATACTCAGAGGAGCAGGAGACTGCTGTTCTGCAGTCCTTCCTCTCCACTGAGGAGGAGTTAGTTTCGCTTGATCTTAGCTCTCAAGAGCCAATGCTGTCTCTTGCATCTAAGATCACTGCGGGTATCTTTGAGGGATTTAACCCCAAGGATATCATACCGCGACATGGTCCAGGAGCAGTGGCTACTGGTGAACAGCTCGAAGAGAAGTGGGAATTCCATCGACTCTACGACGCTATTCATCAGTATTACCCCTACTACGACTACTATGTCGCAGGAGGCGGTAATGAGCTCATCGACCGACGGAACTGGTACAAAGGTCTTGAACGGCTTAAGACCGGCCAAGCCAAAGTTATCCTTGTTCCGAAGGATTCGCGCGGCCCGCGTCTCATCTCTTGTGAACCACTGGAATACCAGTGGATTCAGCAAGGTCTGGGACGAAAGCTGGTTCGCCTTTTCGAAAAGGACTGTGTCCTTACGAAAGGCCAAATCAACTTTACGCGCCAAGATATCAATCAGAAGCTTGCTGAGGGGAGCTCAAGCTCTCGCCAGTTTGCTACTCTTGATCTCAAGGATGCGTCGGACAGGGTTAGCCTTAAGCTCGTTCGAAGAATTTTTGGCCTGGTGCCAGAAATACTTCGAGCCTTAGAGGCTACCCGCACGACAGAGACTAGGCTTCCCACTGGGGAAGTGGTGCGCCTAGAAAAGTTCGCACCGATGGGGTCGGCACTATGCTTCCCTGTCGAGGCTTACTGTTTCTGGGTAGTCTTAGTTTCTGCGATGATCACAGAAACTCGTATGCCACTCCAGAAGGTGAGTAAGCTCATCTATGTTTATGGGGACGACATAGTCGTCCCTACAAACATGGCTGAGCGATGTATACAGGTCTTAGAGTCTGTTGGCTTACGAGTCAACACCTCGAAGTCCTGTATCCACGGCTTCTTCAGGGAGAGTTGTGGTGTAGATGCCTTTAAGGGCACGAACATCACTCCTATCCGCTTGAAAAAGTTGTGGTCTGGGCGGAAAACCGACGGTTCGGCCTATTCCTCGTATTCCTCACTGGCGAATTCTCTTCGCTCGCGTGGGTACGTTGGAACTAGCGACAGGATGTTTTCCCTCGTCGAGGGTACATATGGTAAACTTCCATATGGCTCGAACGATAGTGGGTTTCCATGCCGTGTCGTCCAGGATCGATCAGTAGCGGAGAGGTATAACCTCAAGCGCACTCGATCGCGCTGGAACCGAAACTACCAACGACTCGAGTTCTTGGTTCAATCTCCTCTACCTGTGGAGATTGGGTCTACACTCGATGGTTGGCCTCGTCTTCTCCGTGCACAAGTGCACGCAGCAGGCGATGACCCGTCGAAAGTAGTTTTACCACGTTCTACTTCAATAAAACGTGGTTGGCGGGCAGTGTAGTACATCTACACTACTATATGGGGTAACAGG